AATTTCGATAAACAGAAAAGGGTTTTGGAGATTTACGAACAAAAATTAGCAGACAAATGAATTTAAACGGAATAGATTTAGAAAAGCTGAGGCTCGTAAATGGAGAATGCATTATTGAGCTTCATTCTTTGACGGAGGATGAAATTGATTTTAATGGAGGCAAGTTGAAAATTGTCAATAAAGTTAAAAATTACATATCTGAAGTTAATGAAAATGATGTCATTGATTTGGTAAAAGGAATCAAAAAATCAAGATATAAAGACCAGGATTTAATCAAGCGATATCATGAGCTTTATGCTGAAAGTCAAAAAGAGGCTGATCCGGAGAAAGAAAATATTCAAGACAAGCAAGCCGTAAGAAGGGGTAGGATATTTAAAATGGCTGACATAAACCTAAACAACACTGGGTGGGATTACGAATGTGAATTTGATGGAATGGTGGGCGATGAGGTGTGGTTTGATGCTACGTTTACTCGTGAAATGATAACCGAAGGAGAAGGTGGGTGCATAATAGATGGAAAGGTCTATCTTACGATATCAAAGCGGTCAATATATGCTGCAAAAAGAGGCGATGAGATTATTAGTCTAAACGGATACATTATAGGAAAACTGCTAGGAAACGAAAGGAAATTTGGGTCCTTGCATATTCCAGATAATGACATTCAAAGAATAGAAGTGGTTGTTCCGCCAGCAAGGTTGCCAAAATATGTGCAGCCAGAAATATGGACAAACACTGAAGTCAAAAAGGGAGATATTGTTTGTGTTAGAAACATATATGCAACTAAACTTGATCCAACTTTAGCAAAAACAACTGAGTATGTTCGTTTTCAGCCACGGGTTATAATGGCGTACCAAAGATGATAAAACTAGATTTTAGTAAAATATCGTATAACATTGAAGGCATCCCGGATGACGAGTCGGTAATATATCGTTTCTCGGACCTGGCCAGTCAAGCCCATATTCTGGATAGATCAGACGATCTTCCCGAAGGGGTTAGCGCCGACAAAGTTGTGCGATATCTCATATATATGTTCGCTCCAGGAACACCTGTAAAAGATGCCTATCCGGACATCAACCAGCGCAAACGATATACGCTGAACAAACTCAACATAATGGTTGATGATACGGATACGGAGAACGGGTACGCCCAGCTCTGCATGATGAATGTGGACTGGGCGGTGGAGCGTTACATCGTGTTTACCCGCCTACAATGCTCGGAGGATTACTCAATCATGAGTACCGCCGACATTCGAATAGCAGCATTGCAAAGAGCGCTGTTGACTCAGCCTGTTGACAGGTCTAATGATGATAAGAACTTTCAAGCAGGTCTTGAGAGTTGGCGCCAAACTCTTGTAGATGCCCGTACTCGAATCATGAATGACGAGGTTAGTATAACCCTGCAGAAGGCAATTACGTTCTCTGTTCGTGCAGAGAATTTGGGCATACAGCCAGAACATTATTCCCGTATTTGGCGTGAAAAGAAAGAAATATTCCCGGAGATTATACCATAAAGTATTATACCATGAAGTACGAATACGAGGAGGAAGATAAATACGTTTCATTCCATGAGGATGACGATGAGTTGGATACTATTCGTATTCCTCTTCCCCGCCTTGAAAAGTGGTATTCTCATCATTTAAAACGTGAGGTAACGAGAGAAGAAGCGCTTACGTATGTAGATGGATATGGGCTGGATCCAAGAGAACAGAGGTTCACATATCAGGAAACTCCAGAAAAAATACGACTCATATATGAAGTTGTGTTTAACAAGAAGCACGCAACTAATAAGTCTAAGTACAAAGAAGTCGGGGATGTAAGGCTTGAGGACATCTATGAGGAGATAGAATCAAATCAGAAGTACTACGCAATGGAGATTGAATGGATCAAGCTCCAAATCAAGCGTAGGTATGTAGGTTATTGGTGTTTCATTAAGGGAAAACCAACCTATATCAACGGTGCCAATTATTTCTTTTTAAATTTCTGGACAGTAAAGAACTTTGGAAAAAACAATAACCGCCCTGATTATCGGGATTACCAACGTAAAATGTTCCATCTGTTCATGTATGCCTACACTACAGAGGACGCATTTTACAAACACAAAATCCTATATAGGGAAGACGGCGTGGTAAAGACGAAATATTCAAATCAAGATGTAAAGAATGTTGTTGAGGACATGAATGAGCAAGGATTTGAGTATTATGTTGAGCCAAACGTAAATGTTACTGTAGGCAAAGGCAAAAGAACAGTTCACGGAATCAACTTCGTATCTGGTCGGCGTATTGCTAAAACAGCAATTGCTTGTTGCTTTTGTACATGGGGGACACTTAATATGCCTGATCAAACCTTTATCATCCAAGCAATGAACGAGGATCAGGCGGTAAACAAGATATTTATAAAGCAAATTCAAACACCAGTAAGCAAGCTCCCCTTCTTCTTTCGTCCGCACTATCGTGGTCGAATAGAGGCTAAGGAAGGTTTGCGTTTTCAGTATGAAGGAGCAATCGCATCAGCAGCAAGAGCAGGTATTATCCCAGAACAAATGGAGTGCTTCATTACGCCACTCCCGTCGACGGAGAAAGCGGCGGATGGAGAAGCGGAAATCGCATTTGTCTACCGTGACGAGCCAGCGAAGAAAACGGACGCGAAGGCAGCGGACCAAAACATCCCGACGTGGTGGTATAACACGATGAAGCCGGCTATTGAGCGTGGGGAAAACATTCGAGGATTCTGCATCATGCCGTCTACTGTGGGCGACATGGACACGGGTGGTGGAGCGCAGTTTTTTGATATTGCCAACGACTCACACTTCTCTGACCGCAACGAGAACGGAACCACCCCATCGGGACTCATCAACTTCTTTTTGCCCGGTTACTACGCGGTAGAGGGTTACATTGATGAGTACGGGGCAAGCATTATCGACGACCCCAAGGAACCAATTATGTCTAACGAGGGCAAGTGGATTACAAAAGGAGCTAAATCCTACCTGTTAAACCAAGCAGATTATTTTGAGCGCAAGCGCGAATGGCAGAAGCTCATTAAGTTACAGCAAAACTTTCCAATGACCTGGAAACAAGCATTTGCTGTAATCCCCAAGGACATGGGTATGCCCATCGAGAAGATGCGTGACCGCATATCTGAATTGAAGTTTTCAAGAACTCCGATAAGCACTAAGATAAACTTTAAGTGGATTGGAGATAAGTTTGGCGGAGATGTTTATGTAGACAACGACCCCAAAGGAAGTTGGACAATGACTTACCTGCCCCCACAGGATCAAAGAAATAGAAGAACGGTTGTAACAGCAGAAGAGGGATACATTCCTCCCAAAGAAAGGGGTCCAATATATGCTCCCGATCCTTCTGTAATGAATAAATATTTCCTTTGCTGTGACCCGGTAAAATTTCACAAGCGAAATACTGTAGGTAAAAAGAAATCAAATGCGGCGGCGGCGGTTTTCTACAAACGAGATAGTCAAGTAGATCCAGATACTAAACCTAGAAACGAATGGGTTAGTAATGATTGGATACTTATTTACAACAGACAAACGGAAGATAAGGCTGAATATCACGAAGAGTGGTTGAAGGCTGCTGTATTTCTTGGAGCCTATGTATATCCTGAATGGCCAGACGGAGAAGCCCTGGTGGAATACTTCAGGGATAACGGATTTGATGGTTACCTTTTGAAGGATTTGGGATCAGACGGGAAGCAAGATAACAGGCCCGGAGTTTGGGCTGGTGAAGCAGAAAAAAACGAAATGGCTGGGGACATTATGACTTTCTTCAACAACAATGTTAAGTATGTGAAAATGTGGGAGATAATTGAAGAGTGGAGTCAGATGAGAGGTCTTGATGACTTGACAAATCATGACTTGTGTGCAGCTACTGGTTGGTGTATGAGAGCTATAAAAAGCAGGATGCCAGACCTTTACAAGGAAGTGTACCAACCAATAGAGGTAAAAGGTGGGTTTGCAATGTTTGATGTAGAATGATTGTTTTCAACTATTTAATGAAAAGTTTACTACATTTGTGCTGGTAAACTAAATTTGTACGATATGATATTACCACAAATAGTTGGTAGTGTGTTGTTCCCAAACGACAACATCCCAGAGGTCGATAAACTAAAGCCGGAATACGGATTGCGTGTTGCTCGTGCTTTGTATACTCGTTTTTGTGCGGGCGGAACATATTTCACGTACACGCAACTTCCTGAAATGCAGGAGACTAGAAATTATGGCGCGGGGAATCAGTCCCAAGAAAAATATAAAAATTGGTTTACTAATGGGTCTCCCATTGGCACAAAGGGAATCAGTCAAGGTGAGGCTAATGCCAGTACAAAAGGAATGAGTAAAGCTCAGAGAAAAGCAATGGCTAATATTAGCTATGACATTTTCTCTCCAATGCGAAAATTATCAAATGTTCTTCTATCGATTCTTGCAGATAACGACTATAAACTTGATTGTGTTTCTCTTGATAAAAACATCATCAATAAAAAGAAGCATAAAAAATATGACTTGTATGCTAAAGCAAATTATACAAATCCTTTAGCGAAAGAACTAGGTCTCCCTGAATTCAAACTGCCTTTCGTGCCTAAAGACGAAACTATGCTTGAAATGGCAGATCGTCTTGGTTTTTTCAAGAGTAAATATGAAGTAGCTTTAGAAAAGCTGGCTGAAGCTGGCTTTAGGGCTTCTAATTGGGCTGGACAAAGAATGGAGTTTAATCGAGACGCAATTGATTTCCATTTCCGTGCAGCTAAAATTTACAACGATCCTATTACAGGTCAAGTTAAATTTCAATATGTAGATCCTGCCCGAATGGTTATGCTTTGGAATGAAGATAACCAAGAAGAGCCTGTTGCCATTGGTCATATTGAAGCCGAAACCATTCAATCAATCTTCGACAAGTTGATAGATGCTGGTTTTAATGAGGCTCAAATCCAAGCAATGGCTAAGTCTTACGTGCCTTATCAAACCAATGTGTCAACTATTCCTCAATGGGCATTTGAGCGTAAGGATTCCACTACAAATCGTTGGGTATGGATGGATTTCAAGGTTTATGTTTTGAAGTTTGAGTATCTGTCTACTGATTACAAGCAGTATGTAGAGCGTGTGAACAAACAAGGTTATGGAAGTTATGTCCGTAACAATAAGCCGGTAGATGAGAAGAAGAAGAATCCCAATGATACATATGATGAGGTTGCTTGCAACTACTGGTACGAAGGTTCTTATATTATTTCAGGAACAGGGCAAGATCGTATCTACGAGTGGAAGAAGAAGGCAAACCAAATGCAGAAGGGCTTGTCTCCGATGAGTTCTTATGTCATTCATCGTATCAATGGACAATCTCCAACACGCAGCGTGAAGGGATTGCTTGATGATTTGATGTTTGCAGTATTGAAGTTACGTGCGGCGGTATGGGCTGCTGCTCCTAAGGGATATAGAATTGATGTTGGCGAAGCTGCTAATATCAAGATTGGAGGTGTAGAGTACGACTTGTTCGACCTCATGCACATCCACCGTCAAAACGGTATTCAGATTGTCGCTACTAAATTTAATGCGGCAACGGGTAAATATGTATCTCAACCACTTGTTGAGATGGATAATGGACTCGGTCCTCAGGGCCAAGAATGGCTTGCTCAGATAGCGAATATCCAAATGATGATTAAAGATCTCATGGGTATTCCGGATGCAATGGCCGCAAGTCCCGATCAGTCAGCAGAGCGCTTGGTTGGTGTTATGGAAGCAGATTATATCGCCGGAAATCACGCCAACTGGCCACTACGTGAATCTGAACGTCAGTTCAAACAAAAACTTGGCGAAAGAATCATTCACCAGGCTCGAATAGATATTGAATATGATCCTAAGATTCGAGAATTTTATGAAAGCGTTATTGGGGAAACTATGATAAACGCTCTTGATGAACTTGAAGGATTGTCACTGGATCAGCTTGCGATTTCATGTAAGGTTCTTCCAAATGAAAAAGAGAAGAGCGCTATTCTTCAACGTGCTATACAGATGTCTCAAATGCCAACCAAGGATGGTGCTGTTTTGTTAAGTCCTTCAAGTGTAGAGCGTGTGGCTCAACTATTGAAGAATGGAGATGTGGATGAAGCTCTTTGGTTTATGGCGACTGAAGAAACAGAGGCTCGTCAGCGAGAAGAACAACACGCACAAATGATGTTGCAGCAGACAATCCAAGGGCAACAGCAATCTGCGCTTGTAACTGAAGAAGCTAAACGCCAAACAGCAATGCAGCTTGCTCAGATCGAGATTATGAAGCAGCGCGAGATGGCTAACATGGAACTTATGAAGGAGCAGGAGATGGCTAAGATTAAAGCTGATGCAAACTATCAAGTTCAGTTATTGAAAGGAAAACAAGTATTGGAACAAATACAGCTTGAGGCAACACTTGAAGCACAAATGGGAAATGAAATAACAGGTAGAGTATAAAACATATGGAAAACAACGAATTGAACAATCAAGAAGAATTGGTAAACGAAGAAGTAACCAATCAAGAAAACGAACAGGTTAACGAGGAAACATCTCCACAGGACAGTCCATGGTTTGCTGCGTATGGTTACGATAGCGAAGATTCCTTTAAAAGCGAGTTTGAGCAACTTCGTTCTTACAAAAGTCTTGCAGATGAGTTAACCCACAAGCAAAAAGAAATAGAAGAAGGTCTTGCTCTTTTGCAAGACGCGGATGATCCGTTTGCTGGAATTGAGGAAGCCAAGACGATTGTAGCCTTTGGTAAAAAGGGTATTAGCTCGACTATAGCTAATCAAATTGTATCTTCTAATCCGGATACCTTGATGGAAGATCCGCTCAAAGCACTAGTTCTTGCTGAGGCGGTAAAGAATCCTGATAAATTCAAGCGACTTGGCCAGTCAACTATTGAGGAAGCCATTCGTGAAAAATATAATTTAGGTGAAGGTGAATATTATGCTACAGCTCTTTTAAAGTCTGATGCAATTGATGCAATTGAAATGATTGAAAAGACTAAAAAAGATGTTGAAACAGTAAAAAATCCTTATACCTTTGCAAAGGAGCTAAAGAGCCAAACTCAAAAACAGATTGCGGAAAGACAATCTATAGCACTTGCCGAAGCAGAGACTTACGCCAAGCAGCTAAAGGATGTCCCCTACAAATTCGGCGATACGGAAGTTTCGTTACAAGTTTCAAACGAAGAGGTCGAATCGATTTTGAAGTCGCAGTATGCCGGTTATTTAGGTCAAGCCTTTGATACTACCACAAAGGAAGGTAAACAAGCGGTACGTGAATGGTTAACGAATCAAATCCTCATTCATAAGGTTCAGTCTGGGGATCTCGGTGTTCAAATAGCCAAATCACTTACGGCTCAAACCGAAAAAAAGGTGGTAAAAGAAGTCTACAACGGTCAGCCTAAAACGCCGAATCGTGTAGGCAAAACATCTGCTGATATGAAAGGGCTTACACCTGCTCAAAGAGATCTCATGGAGCGCGGTATTCCTCTACCATCGCAGATATTAAAATCATAATTAACTTTTAAAAAAATACTACAATGGGATATACTCCTGGGGCTAGTTTTACATACCCCCTTTCACCCAGTAATAATAGCACCACCAATCCTACCGGTGCTATGACCTATGGTGCGATCCAGAACAACTGGGACGCACTTATGGAAGACTTTGACGCAGTAGCTTACCTTCCGTTCGGTGACGAATATTGGGACGCTATGAACCAAATCATGAACGCTGTGGGTAACCGCGAAATTGCGAAAAACCCTAAGGTTCGTTGGTTTGAAATGACCCGTATGGAAGCCCCAATTACTGTGACTGCCGTAGGTGCTGTTGGAGGTCCATTCGCGGTAACAATTAGTGGATCAGCAGTTCAGACTGTTGGCGGTGTACAATACTCTTTCCCAGCAAAGGGTGACATTTGGAGAGACGCAAGCACAGGCGCTCTTTACCAAATCACAGACAAGACGTCTGCTACTGCGGTTACAATGGTTCCCTTGCTTAACACATCTGCAGCACCTGCTGATTTGATGTTTTATGTAGGTAACTCAGCTCCTGAAAATGGTGGCTCTTACGCCTCTAAGTTTGTATTTGATACGGTTCACACCTCCCCATTGCAGACTTTCCGTAACGACACCACTTCTAGTTCAGAGGCTCTTTACAACCAACTTTGGTACTCACAGTTGGAGAACGGAGTTCAGACTCCATACTCTAACTCACGCGACATCATTTACTTGCAGCGTGAACACCAAGTTGCTCTTGTAAACACCTTCTTTACTGGTGTTCCGTCAACTACGCCCACTATTTACAATACGGCTGCTTTGACTGCTACATCGTTTCAGACCACACAGGGACTTGAGAATGCAATTCGCAACAACCAGTCTGGAACTAATGGTGGAACAAGTACTGTTATTTCAGTAGCAGCACCTGTTGCTGGATTTGATATCACGGATATGTACGCCATGGAATCAGCCTTGACCTCACAGGACGGTTCTGTAAAGAACTACATGGTGTGGACTAGCGGTGCTATGCAGGCTACTATCGAACAAGGCTTGTTTGGTAACACCGTCAATACAGCTGGTGCAAACAACCCATTCAATTTGAACGTACAGGTTAACAAGGTTCAAATGGAGAAAACTTTCTGGGGTGAAGGTGCATACGCTGACTTGATGAGTAAGACATACTCATTCAACAACGTGGTGTTTAATAACAAGAACTTTGGATTTGTTCGTATGGGCGTGTTTGACAACCCAACCATGTTTGGTGTTGGTGCAGACTCATCAGCAAATGCTTGGAAGAGTTATGCTTTCTTCATCCCATTGAGTACTAATGGAGGTGTTGACGACGGTATCGGTAACATGGGTAAGTACATCCGTCTTGCTCACAAGCCAGGAGCCTTCATGAATATGTGGCAGACAGGTGGTCGTGCAGCAGCTAACAAGACTGACGTATGGCAGCTCGGTGTTCACATCGTATCTGAAGTAGCATACAAGTTTATCAATGCTAACAAGTACGGTATGTTCACAGCCTAATCTTAATGTAAACTCAAAATGGGGAGGGAGCAATCCCTCCCTATTTTTAAATAAATAAAACAAAATGTTATACGATTTAAGCAACAATCAGCCCGTGGATATTCCAGAGTGGGCAGAAAAAGAACTCAGAAACGATTTCCCTTATTTTTTTAATGAAAAAAGACCAGTGGTTTTAAGGGTTAGAGATGAATATAAAATAAGGACATATAAGGTACCATCAAACAACCCAGACTCAGACCCGGTTCTAATGATTCAGGGGCCTGGAGCCTCTTCTATTAAGACTAAAGCAAATTTTTACGATAAAGAGACTGAGTCTGAATATACATTAATGTATACAACGTCTGCCCCTAGTAATATAGGGGGTTCTGTAAGTTATCAAAATTATCGTATTAGCATTAATGACGGCTTTACTATTAAGCCAACTCAAAAGGACTTGTTGTTTTACATTCAATATATGTGTCCAATTGTTGAAGGTAATAAGGCTTCATACAAGTCCATTAATGTAATGTATGAATACGAAATGAAACACGTTGAAGCTAAGAGCAAAATCAACGCCGCCAAGGTTGCCCGTGAGCTTGAAAACCTCATCTATTTTGATTTGGATTACAAAACAATTTTGAAGACGATAGAAGGTCTTGGAATGGCTCCGCTTCACACAGAAGATGAAACACGAGTAATGCTGCATGACGCAATCAAGGCTGGTAGCGAAGTGTTCAAGAAGAACGCTTTTGAAATTATTAATTCAGTTAAGCCTCAGCAAGCAAAGACTCCGGAGGGAGAATCTGTTCACGAATTAGTTAACCGATTGATAAGTGAGAATTTTATCAAAAATGAAGACGGAATGTGGTATATTCGCGACCGTAGAGGCGATGGAACAAAGTGGTTGAAATCACCATTCTTTGAGTCAGCGCAGAAGGGTAGCGAAGCTGCATTTGCTCTGATTGATCACCTCAAGGTAAATGAAGAATTATTAGGTAAATTAAGAAAACTATAAAAAGATGATTAGCACTGTAACCCTTACGTTTGATCTAACATACGTTGACCCACTTACGGGGGCGTTAGCTCCGCGAGGTATAGTAACGGACTCAACTGATTATGCTGCCTTAAACATAGATGTTGCGGCAACAGAAGCGAAGGGGGTGGGTGTAATTACTTTTAATGGAGATGTAATTGTTGATTTGAACGACCCTTCAAACAATGCTACAACCATGATAAACTTGCAAGACTGGGCGTTCTCACCATTTGCTGGTGAGACCCCATTCTATGCTTTTGCTTTGCCGCTCGATAGTAATGGGAATGTAGCAAATGGAGTATATACATTACTTTACAGACTACGATTAAAGGGCGCTTGCGATTTTGTGTCGATCACGTTGCCTAGCACGGCAATTGTTGATAATGGGTTATTTAGCGCTCAATACGCAAACTTCTTTGAAGTTGGTAATGAACTGGAAATGGCTCCAAGTCTTGACCCTGTTGTCATTACATCGGTTGGTCCAGAATCGGGCGGTGAATTCACCATTACTCTTTCTGGACTACAGAATGATACAGATACAAGCGCTACATTCGATGTAACTAATACTCAATTAAACGCTGTGTACACTTACTCTGGTTGTGTGCAATCAGCGGCAGAAGTAACTTTTTCTTATGACTGCGAGTATGGCACAAATGGAACATGGGCTGTAGCCAACTCAACTGTATTGAATGGTCAGACAATTACAAGTCTAAGCGCTACAATTAACTACCCGGCTTGGACAAGTCTCACACCTACGTTCAACTCTCAGATTGTAACATCGTCGCTTCCGTATAGCAACAATGTGCTTGCTACAGGTACGTTTGGAGTTACGTTGAGTCAAGTAATTCAAAAGGTTCAGACTGACGGATTGATTCTTCAGTATATTTCATCTGGCGCTCAAGAATTTGTGGTTAGTTGCGCTGGATCTCTTTGTGGACTTATTCCTTGTATTGAAAGTTTACGCAATGCCCATGCTACCGAACTTCAACGCAACCGCATATCTAAGTACCAAGTGTTTGTAGATAATGTATTACTCTACTACGCCGAGGCTCAGAATTACCGTTCTTGCGGAGACATTGAAAATTACCGCAAAACACTTGCTCTTATCGAAGCTCAACTTGACGCTTCTGGATGCGAATGCGGATGTTGCGATCCAGATACATATCAGTGGGTAAATAATAATGCAGCCTCTACTATTGATTCACTTATCAACGCGATTCAATTTAGACTTTTTGACGCCGATCCAGTAGGACCCGGATCTCCTACAGCGCAGAATGATGAAACGCAAGGTGTGCAGATTGGTGCTTTGTGGGAAAACGTAGCAACTCAAGTAATTTACATTTGCACTGATAATGAACCTAATGCGGCAACTTGGGAAGAATATTATGGCCCTGGGCAGGTTCCAACAGCATCTGAAATACCGGCAAATCCAGGCAACATATTAACCTCTGGATTTGTTCAAGGACAACTTGATCAGATAGATTCGCTTGCTGTATTTGATGGTATCAACGGATTGAATAAGGTGGGCAATGATGTTAGACTTGGGGGAGCGCTCGATTCATCTACAACTATTGATTGCACGTCTGGTGTGTTAAAACTTACAGGAGGCGGACTGACATTGGATATTGAAACGCTTGATGGTCCAGCTTCTAGAATGACTGTAGAACAAGCCTCCGCCACCAATGTTCCAGGGAACCTGTTAATCGAAACTACAACAACAGGCGGTGCTGGTGCAAATGGAATAGGTGCTGCAATTTGGTTAAGGGCTCAAGACGCTCTAGGGGCAATGGCTACCGCTGGAAAAATTATAAGCACGTGGGTTGATGCTGCAATTGGTAATTCAAATGTTCAGCTTACTACTAAACTCGGTGGAACTGAGAGTGTTGGTTTTACTTTAAATCCAAATGGATCTGTAACTCTTGATAAATATGACGGAACAAACCAAGAGGGATCAGTTACACATATGTTAGGTGTAACGGGTTCAGGACTGGTGCAAAAGGTAGTGGCTCCGAAGATTTCAACCTATGTGGCTATAATAAATCAAACAGGTACAGCTATTCCTGTGCTTACTGAGATTTATAATGATACAGGTTTAACAATTACGGCTGCAAGAAACGGTGCGGGTGACTATTATTTAGGTACGCCTGGAGGTTTCGATGCGGCATCAACAATGGTTTTGATATCTAATGGAGATATTGTAACACCAACCCGCACGCCATGCGTAGTTGCTCGTATCGCATCTAACCGAGTCATTATAGAAACTAAATTTGCAGACACTTTGACTTTGGATGATCAAGTTTTGACAAACGCATACATAGAAGTTAGAATTTACGAATAATGACTACTAACCTCGGACAAATATATGATGAGCTTCTCTTCAGGGCTGGTAAAGACCTGAGGGGTGGCTACATCACGCCCGATGACTTCAATCGCGCGATCAACATTGTGAACCAGCGTTACTTAAATACGCTTGTAGACAATTTTGAAAAAGACCGAGAGATTACTAGCGATCTTCAGACGTTTATCAAGACCTTAGGCTCGCCTCAATATCCAGCAATGTCGTTTACGCCGGTATTGCAGGGCCGTCCAGAACGTGGAGGATACGCGACCATTCCTGCTGATATTTGGTATCAGGCGACTGCAAGTTTCCTTGAGATTCTGAATAAGGAGTG